GACGGACCATCGCTTTACCGTAACGGGTCATTACGGCTTTGCGTGGTGTGAAGTTAGTTGGATCGAAGATCGTTGGTGTGGTTTGTAGTGGAACGTATGGTGCGTACACGAAACCGCTTTCGAGGAATGAAGCACCCTTACGGCCAACGAGGATTACGTTACGTGGGAAGTATGGGTCAACGATTACGTCGAACTTGGCATTTAGTGCGCCAACCTTGACTGCACCGGTTGAGCCTTTTTCGCTGTCGTGTGTAACGGTAGCGCGGAAGCCAGCGGTGAATTCAAGGATGTTTGCAACTTCTGGTGATACAACGATGAAGTTTGCACCACCACGTAGTGTTTTACGGTGGATGTTTGCTGAAACGTCGTTGATTGTTTCTAATAGTGTTTCGTACCACATTGAAACGTTACCAGTGAAGTCTGGTGGTGCTGAGTAGGTGCCTGAACCGAGATCGACGCCTGTGTTGCGGTTTACGAACTTGCCGGGACGGCGTGACCAGTACTTAACACCAGCTGTTGCGCCCTTGATTAGGTCGTTTAGAATTTCTTGGTCGATTTCAAGACCAATTTGTTCTGATAGAATTGAGGTTAATTCTACTTCGGCGTCAAGGTTGTGGTAAGCGTTTAGATCTTGGCCTAATTCTGGGGTCCAAGCTGCCTTTAGCTTACGGGTACGTGCAGTGATTGAGAATGAGTCAACCTTTAGTTGAATTTCTGGAATGTTGCTGCTGTTTTCGAGTGACCAAGGTGAGGTACCGGCAAGAGCACCGAGGGCGCTGTTACCCATGCTGTCGGTTACGCCAGCAAGCTTGTCCTTGATTGGAACTTCGATAACGAGTGAAGCAACTGAGCCAGTTGCGAAGTCGTCACCAGCGGCAAATGATACTGACGCGGTGTGTAGGAATACCATTTCAACGTACTTGGTGCCGAGGGTATCGGCAGCAGCATAAACGCCAGCACCTTCAACAACTTTGGTTAGGCGGCGAACTGGTTGCGCTAATAGGCCAGCGGCTGAGCCGAGTGAAGCAACTGAAGTACCGACACCAGCAATTGCTGAACCTGAAGCGATTGAGATTGAAGTTAGATCTTGTTCAGCAAGTAGGCCACCAGCGGTGGTTAGTGCTGAAACTGGGAAACGAACAACAACTGCCTTTTTGCTGGTTTCTGCAAGTAGGTCTGCGTCGTTACGGAGTAATGCTGAGCCAGCGTCTGATGGAGCAGATAGATCAACTGAGGCGGTGATTGCAACAACTGAGGTGCCTGCAACTGTTTCAGCGTAACGGGCGGTACCGTAACCGCTGGTTAGCGAGAAGAAGCCTTTTTCTGCGTATGCGTTACCGTCAACGCGAACGCCTTTACGGATTTCTTCGCCAACGCGATCACCGTAGAGTGATTCACCGGCAGTGATTACTTTGTCATCGGCTAGGCCGAGGTTGTCACCGTGCTTGAAATCCATGAAGAATACAAGACCGCTTGGTAGTGACATTGGTTGTACTGAGACGAGGTCGTTGGCGATTAGGCCAGCGAATACACGGCGAACGATTGGGAATGCAACCGCTGCGAAACCTTGTACGTCGCCGCCAGCCATTGTGTTGGCTTCGCGGAGTAGTTCTTTGGCTTGGTTCTCTAATAGAACGGCCATTGAACCGCGTTGGTATTCATCGCTGATACCTTCGAGAAGACCGGAGGCTTCCCACTTACCTACTAATGCTGCGCTTTCACGTTTTTTGTCTTGGAAGACTGTGCCTTCCGTTAGACGTTCTAAAATGTTTGACATAATATTCTCCTATCCTTTTTGGATAAATTTTATTTTTTGATACCTGCTAATAACTTCCAGCGATCCTGTGCAGGATCAACCGTGTTTGACTTTCTTGGTAGAAATGGGCTAGGAGCCTTGCTTAACGCCTCAGACAATGATTGTGGTGCTGTACGTTTTTCAACTACAGTCTGCATTGACTTTTGTAGGGTTTCGTAGACAGTCTTTGCTTCCTCTACCGTGCTTGCATTAGAAATGGCTTCGGCAATTTGATCGCGCTGCCGCTCATTAAGGGAGGCATTTCTTAAAACTTTATTTGAGTAAAGTAAACGGGCATTCATTAAGTTTACTTCATTTAACTTTTTGCTAAATTGTTCAAAACTTTCTTTTAGTTGAAGATTGATAGACATTGACTTCTTTAATTTTTCTTTTGATTCTTTTAGTTCGGAAGCCTTTGCGTTGAGCATGTCTTTTGCTTCTGATAGTTCAGCCTCGATGTGCTCAATTTGTGTATCTTTTAGTTTTAGGTGCTCTTTTAGGTCTTCAAGTTGAGCCTCTAAAGCCTTTGCGATACTCATTTGTTTTTCTAATTCAATGTGATTGCCTTGAACGCCGCCGGGAATTACATTTTCTAAATCAATTGTAAGTTCTTCGGCTAATTGTTCATCAACTTCAAAAGATTCTTCTTCTTGCAATTGTTGTGTTGATTCTTCTGATGTTTCTGGCATTTCTGTTTCGGCAATAGTATCTTGCGCGATACGTGTTGGAATTTGTGGCGTTGGCTCAGCAGCAGTTTCTTCTGCTGGGATTTCTTCAATGCTTAGGGTTTTTTTCATTTCGTTGACTTTTTCAACTAATGAATCAAGGTCTAATTCAATTTCTTCTGAGTTGTTTTCACCAAGATAAGCGGGTGGAATTTTTTCTACAACCTTTTTTGTTTCTTCTGAAGTTCCAACATCTGTAGTTATGTCTGGTGTTGTCGCTTCAGCAGTTGGCTCATCTTGTTCTAATAAAGTTTCGATACTTTGTTTAATTTCGTTTGAGTACTTTTCAAGAATCGCTGCTTCTGCGTTTTTGCGGGCAGTTTCTTTTAAAGTCTTTGCATCAATAATGGCTTGTTCAAGCAATGAAGACATTCGAATACCTCGATTTTCTTATAACTTTGTAAATAAATAGTACCCCAATACTGTAAAAGAACAAAAAAGCAAGTCTTTAAGATAAAGTAACCGCTTTCCATTCTGTGCCGTTGTGAAAATATAAATTACTTCCAGAAACAGCCAGCATGCCTAATTGTCCATTTCCCGGTAATGAAGTTTTTGGGCTTAATAAAACAGAACTTGATAAAATAATTTTTTGATAAGAATCGTTGCCCGAAGTTTTAATTGCTATATCGCCACCATTTGATTTATTATCAATAACAATATTAGTTGGCGAAGGGCCGTTACCATTAACAATATCTATGCCTGCTGGCGTGGCATACGTGTAATCTGTTCTTAATTTAATATAATCTGCTTCTACAACACCAACCATGTAATCTAAATTTGTTCTTCCAAAATAAAGACCACCAAGATCAGCAAATTGCGAACCATAATCTGAAAAATCTGCTCCAACTATTCTCGATCCAGTCGTTGGGTACGTTGTGCCATCAGTTGCTGTAAATAATTTTTCATTCCATTTAGCAAAAGTTTTATTATTTAATTTGTATACTTCAGGCGCTGGGACATCAATCCCGCCAGAGGCCGCTATTTCACTATTAATTATTATCTGTCCGTTAGAAGAAGTGATATCTGAAGAAAGACCAATATTTGTTAATCCACTACCGTTTCCAGTGAAAAACGAAGCGGAGATACCAGAAGAAGCAGATAATTGACCTTTTACATTAACAACATCAACGGAACTACTTCCTAAAGTAACATTATTTTTAAAATCAGCATTAGCATAGACAACTAAGTTATCTACGTTTACATCTGTGTTTTCGAGACTGGACCCTATGGTGAAGGTGTCTTTTTTAGTAGAGCCTAACCCAAGAGATCCAGAAACCTCTAAATTATCTAATACTTTCATTTAAAATTCCTATTTGTTACTTATTTCGTACCAATAAGAACTGGTACCGTCGTTAATTAAAATTAATTCAATTACACCATATTGACCGACTGGTACTGAGTTACTTGAAAGTTGTAATGCGGTGTTTGTACCATCTTGATTTTTAAATGTGATTATGTGTGTACCAATATTGCAAATTAATATTCTTGTGCCTTCCGCTATTCCATCTATTTTAATTGTTGGAGCGTGCGTTAGAGTTATATTTCCAGAAGAAGCAATTTTTAATACTGCTGCATCTGGCATAATCATAGATGAGGCTGTTAAATTTTGCACCGCTGATGGTCTTTGTACAATAAGGCCAGTATCTATTGAGTTGGCGATAAGAGAATTGCTGGCGGTTATAGTAGAACAAGAAATATTAGTAATTCCCGATAACGATGTTGTCGTTTGTCCTAATATTATTGGTGTATTTCCAATAACAGAGCCGGTATAAACTAACTGTATAGAACCGTTAGTATCATTATAATTAACGTATTGAGAGCCGCTCAATTTGCTTCTAACATCAGCAGTAAAATTATTTATATTAGAAGATGTGATATTTGTTATTGCAGAACCGTTTCCATTAAAAGAAGCAGTTATTGAAGTTACTGAAAAACTACTTTTTAATTGAACTGGTTCTTCTATTGTGCCGCTACCTTGTATACCATCAGCAGTAACTATAGTTGGTACATATGAGGCAGTAATCGCGTATTCGCTTAAAGGAACTGCAACCCAGCCACCGCCTATACCATCATTATACATAATAGAGCCAGTATTTAATATTTCCGCTGGTAATGGTTTTGGTCCGAATCTTGGCATTTTATCCTACCCCAGAAGATCCAGACCAATTATTAGGAAGAGCATTAGCGTCGATTCCAGTGAGTGACGCTATAACGGAAACACTTACTGTACTTCCATTATTGCTAAGAAGATATATTTTTGATAATTTTAAATCTCCTTCAAAAAACTCATCCTTATCTAATAAAAAATAGTTATTAGAATTTTTTATACCATTTACACTAAAACCAACCCTTAGTTTAGCGGAAGTAGAATTAACATTTTTTATTAAAACTGTTTTAGTTATAGTTGGAAATGTTATTTCAAGTGGTGCGCTTGAAGAAATGGGAGCAGATATAGAAGAGGTGGCCCAAGGAATACCGCTAACTTGATAACTGCCTACGTTATTTAATCCCGGTCTTAATAAAACATATTGATCCGACATTACAAACCCCCCCTAAAAATCTTTAACCTACACCAGTTGAACCACTATAAATAGTTGCCAAATCATAACCAGAAATACCAGTTAGGCTAGCGGCAACAGAAGCAGAAACAACTGAGCCGTTATTGCTTAAAAGATAAATATCGGTGCATCTTACTTTTAATTCAATAAACGAAATACCTTGTGCGTTGCTATCGACCAAATAATAGTTTGTTCCTTTAACACCGTTAGAACTAAAACCAACTCTTAATTGTTCGTTTTTTGTTAATAAGTGTACAGAAACTGCTTGCGTTACGCTTGGAAATGTAACACGATTTGGAGTGTTTGTAACAATTGGTCCAATTGTGCTGGTTACAAATGGAATTCCACTTACTTGATACGGACCAGTGTTATGTAGCCCGGCTTTTAATGTCACTGTCTGATCTGCCATTTACATTTCCTCTTACTTACGTTTTTTATCGTCTTGTGCTAATCTTTCAGATTCACGGAATTCACGTAATGCGCGTTCTTTTGCAATCTTACGTTCGCGACGTTCTTTTTGACGTGGAGTTTCAAAGCGACGAACTCCAGCGCTTTTATCGAATACATTCTTTTGTAGGTCTTCTTTTTTGCAACTCTTTAGAAACTTCTTGATGAGAATCTCATTCATATCAAGAGATGGTTTTACATCTGGTGGTAGCGCTGCGCTTGCGTGTGTTGGTGACTTAACGGACATTTTATTTTGCCTTTCCGGCAACTAACGTTTTCCACGTATTTTTGTTGCCTGATAATAAATTACTAATATCTACACCGGGATCACTTGGATCTATATTTGACATTGGTCCAGCGGCAGCATTGCTCGCTTGTGCTTCTGTTAATGGTTTTGTACCGGCGAATGGATCAAATTTATTGCTCATGTAACCGGACTTGCCAATTTCTTCTAACATTTTTTTACGTGCTTCTGTTATTTGTACTGTTTGTTCTTTTATTACTTTTTTAACTTGTGGCTGTTCTTTAGTTTCTTTAACTGATTCTGTTTTTGATTCGGCTATTATTTTTCCTAAACCTTCTTCAACCAGAACTTCTCTGATGCATTGTTTTATTAAAGGCTTAAGCATTGCTTTTAGTTCTTTATTATCCATTTTAACCGCCTAATATTTTACTTGCTAAATCTGCTAAACGATTATTTTTTGCTTCTTTTACTAAACGCTCTTTTGCTTCTTTAACCATATATGCATTTGGTGTTGATGGCTCGCTAACCATATCAAAACAAATAAGTTGGAAGTCGTCATCGACCATTGTAATGCCGCCAACTTGGTGCGTTGAACCAAGACCACGTGAACTAATACCTAATTTAACTCCGCTCTCTACAAGCGATTTTAGTATTTGGCCAGAAGGCGTTGGGAGTACTTTTAATTTACCCATAACCGCTGGGCCATCCCACCAAGTTTTAACGATCATATGTGAAGCATTCTTTAGATTTATTACAGAACTTTCTGGGTGGTCTAATTCTCCAAGAGCGCGATTTTCAGCAATAACTCCTTGGTACTTCTCTATTTCGCGACGAAGTATTCTTTCGCTATATTTACGACCATTCCCATTTTTAACGTCTGCTTCTTGAATTTTTCCAGTAAGGTACATTGTGCCATTATTTTTAACGTCAAGTTTTTCGGCTTCCGTTAATAAATCTTGGCAAGTACCATTGGGCCAAAGTTCAAAAAATTCGCGTAATAATTCATTAGCCATTTTATATTATTCCTAAAAATAATTTGCGGGCGCTACCCGCACGCTACTGCTTCCTGAACAACAACGGCGTACAGGTTGGAGCATATAGCGACGTGTAAAAGTAACCTCTTTGCGCATTATTTTTCCCTTCCACTAAAATCTAATATTTGCTTTTCCAAACTTGCATCAAAACGAACATTTGCTGGCGTGTTTTCGAACCAACTTAGTGTTCCGTTATCAATAGTAAACTTGAATTCTCCAACAGGAACAGCCCTGCCGGAAGTTAATTCAGGGTTGTCAAAGACTAAACGATATACATTTTTACCCTGAGTTATGTACATTTCGCCTTCTTCAGTTGTAGTTGGTGTTCTGCCGGTTTCATAAGCGTCACGACCTTTGTAAGGTTCGTACGTACGATTATCAGGTAATTGTCCTTGTGGAGAGTTCATCACATATCCATAACCGGGATACGCGTTGCCTTCCCCCTTTTGGGACATTCCACCAATTTCTTCCATTATTAATTGCTTTAATAGCGTTTTAGAGATTTTCATGTTATTATAAGTAGTATTTATTTTTTATTAGTTTTTAAATTTATGGTTATTCCATCGTCGTCTACAAGACGGCTAATAAAATAAGAAGCCCCGCTTGATATACAGCCTGCTACGAACCAGTTAAATGGTACACTAAGCAAGAACCAATTAAATACACCAACCCAAAAGCCCATGCACATAGGACAATGAAAAAAATGGTAATGTGGTCTAATGGCTTCAAAAATTTTGCCATAGACCACAATCATTGTCATGCCATAACAGGCTAATATAAAAGTTAATAATTCCATTAATAATTATAGCGGTATATGCCTCGCGTGGGAAACCCATATTTTGGCACACTTCCTTTGAATTTTTCTTGTGGAACTTCGCCAAGTTCTGTGCTTACCTCTTCGTCCGGTGTCAATAGTTCGCGTTCAAGATCATCAATAAACTTCTTACGAATGCTATATTCTTCTTTGTCTTTATTTAAAAAGTTAGTAACGTTTAATATTACCACTTCTATTGGTTCTTCTTCGCCCTTTTTTTCTGTTGGATATTTCGCTTCCAGCGAACCATAAATGTTGCCACCGATAATAGAATCTGCGTTTATAACACCGGCTTGTGTTAAATATTGAAATAATTGATCTTGATCAGAATAGCAATCATTATTAAATTCACCCTTCGGGAAGGTAACTATTTTGCCTTTTTCTGGTGATATAATGATGTTTATATTGTGGTGATCTTGAATTATCAAGTCGCCATCTAAAGTTTTTCTAATTGCTAATTTGACTTTTTTTACACTTTTTTCTTTTATTTTAAGAGTTAATTCGTCAGCAGAGGGGCCTTGAACTTTTAAACTTAATGGCATTAGTTTTTCACCTCATTTACGAACTGTTGGACGTACATTATTTTTTTAATTAAAGCATCATCTATTGTTTCAAATTTAAAAGACCTGATAGATTCACGAACAGAAGAAATCGTATCATTAGTTTCTTTTATGCTATCAAGTTCGCGCGATAAGCGATTTAATTCTTCGCTAATATAAAGTTTAAATTCCACGTCATCTTCGGAATGATTAATATATTTTGATAACAGAGTTTTTTGTTCTGCTAATAAAGTTTCTTTATATGCTTCGTTAAATCTTTCTACGAATCTATTAATTACGCTATTTTCTATTGGTTTAGTTTCTATGTTTTCTACAATTACTTTTTTAGTAATGCTTGAAACTAATTCTTGTTCGAGTAATACTTTCTGACGAGTTTCTACACTTTTATTAAAAATTTGAGAAACTGTAGCGATTGTTTTATAATTTGGAACAAAGTTATCATAAACCTGTGTACCAACGAATTTATTAATTTTTGCTATCAATTTACTTTGTTCATTGTAGATTTCTGTCTCGTTTAGTTTTTCGTGTTCTTGTTTGATGTTATTAACGAGTTTTTCCGCAATTTCTTTTGGAAATTCATTGGTTTCATACAATTGTTTATACAAAGATAATTCTTTGTATAAAACATTATTTTTGTTAAAGTGTTCTTTAATCAAAGAAGAAATAAGTCTTTGGTTTTCTTTTTGACCGTAAACAACGCTTTTTGTTAATTCTTTTACTAAAGATTCAAATAAAAACGCAGTATTGCGTTTTTTATTATGCTTAAATTTTGGTTTTTGTAGTTTCATTTGCATCCTTATTCTCCAAAGTTGTCAACAGATTTTTTATTTCCTGATTGACTTCATGCAGTTTTATTTCATTTTCGTCTTCTTTGTGCTTATCGTAATTAGTTGATTCATAAAGACTTGACAGTTTGTCATAGCCGGGAATCATGGTTCTATATGTATTTCTTCTTGCCCCCTCTGGGCTTGCCTCGGATCGCATTTGAGAAGCGGTCTTTTTGGACATAGAACTTCTCATATCAGGCTTGTTATCTCTTCTTAATGCCGCTGGTAATTCTGTTACTGGCACCGCTGGCGTTTCTTCGGGTGCAGTCTCTTCTGGTGTTTTCGTTGCAGCGGCAGCTACAGCAGCCTCTTCGCCGCCCGTTGGAGCAGTAGCGGCACCGACTGAAGCTTCAATCGAAGCCTCAAATGATTTATCATAATAAATTTCACGTTGAATTTTCTTGAATTCCATTTCGGAAAGATTAAAGATGTGTTCGGCAATCCAACGTTTGCTGAAATAACCGTCTTTTGCCTGTGAGGCGACTTCAAATTTAGTTTTCCAGTGTTCTAATTCCTGTAATTCGCTAATCTTTGAAGGATTGTTTAGCGAAAGGCTGAAATTTAATAAGTCTTCATTCCGATAACCAAGCGTGAAAAGATGAATAATACCTATCTTTTCTAATTCTGCAACGATAACTCTCTGTAATCTTTGAACTGTTCTTGCAAAACGAATATCTTTTTGCGCAAGTGTAGTCTTATCTTCACTGGCTTTAGGATCGCGAGCGAGATAGGATTGTGGAATCTTCAAAGCGGAAAATAGTTTATCTCTTAAATATTGTACGTCTTCAATATCACCAACGAAACTACCGCCATTTAAAGTTTCTATTTTTGTATTAGATGCACCACGAGTTGGAATAAAGTAATCCTCATCAATGCTCATTGGGTTATAACGTAAATCAATACGACCAGTATTAGGATCAACAATCATGTTGCGCTTCATTTGTGATTGAATCTTTAGCATGAATTGCTCAACGTCTTCTGGTGCTATGTTACCAACGTCAATGTAGAATACGCGACGATCTGGTGCGCGGACGATACGGTAAGCCATCATGGCGTCCTCTAATAGGTTTAGTTGACGCCAAATACGACGGGCTGGCTCAAGCACTGAGGTACCGTATGGTGCATACTTATCTTGTCCTAATATACGAAAGTGTGCAATCTGCCAATTTTCAAACGTCAAACCACCAGTGTTCCATTGGAATTGTACATAGCTTGGGTTTGTCTTGTCTTGACCCTCTAAACGCTCAACCTCTGGTGAAGGTAACCCTATACAACTTTTAACACCTAACTCTGGGTCTATGTCGAGATACAGAAACATGTCACCAAATTTGCACATAGTTCTGCACCAGCCGAATAGATTAAACTCTACATTTAAAATATCATAATATAAAGATTCTAAGATTCCTCTTATCTCTTGATTTGATGATTTAATATGTAACATTTTTGACATACCGCTGTGGGTAGTCATTTCGTCTGCGTATATATCTAAAGTTGAAGCAATCTCTGGAGTATATTCCATTTGATCAAAGTCGCTGTAGCGTTCTGCGCGAGTTTGATTAGCCATGATGTTGGCTTGGATTGAGTCAAATGGGTTATAACTGCTCTTTTGAAATTGTTTACCAGTGGCACTTTGAAAGTTAAATTTATTTAAATCACGTCTACGAAAACGTAATTGAGCTTGTTGGCGGAAATTAACAATGGGACCAGAAAAAAGTCTTGTTAAACTTTTGAATAAAGGCGACTCTGGGTTTTTAATATTTTTATTAAATTTTACTTTTCTGTTATTCTGATCGGCCATTTAATTATCCTTTTATTAACCACAAAAATTCTTTATATACATTTCTGTTGTTATTTGTTTCTATTTCTCTATGATTATGCATTCCGTTGATACTGCTATTTAAAACGCTATTGCTTTTTCCTATAGAAGCAAGTATCGCTTTATTTAATTCTACATCCTTTTGGTTGTTTATTAAAGTAGTATCTCTTACCCAGCACGCTATTGCCAGCGACATAACTAAATCGTCGTTATATCCCTTTTGTGCTTCGGGCCTTCCATGCACCCAAATAAACTTTTCTAATTCTCTAATTAGTCGTGCGGAATTGATTGTTAAAACTCTATTTCTTAATAATTCGTCTAATTTAGCAATAATTAACGGTCTTGTTTTTACGGAGGTAGTAAAACCGGGTACAACATTGCTATTTCCTATTGCGGCAATTGGCTCCACGTATTCGTGCGTTGATTTATTTGAATAATATAAATTACGATAACCTAACTCCGCAACACGTTGCGCTACGGTAAAGCCAATGTTGTTGTTTTCTATAACAAGCAAAGCGTTACCGTATTCTTTGCCGACATCAATTAATAGTTTACAGAATTGATCTGGCTCACATTTTCCTTGATATTCGGCCACTTGTTCCATTGTGCTAACATTTATTACGTGAAAAACTGAGTAATCTTCGCCATCTCCACGCGCAACGTCAGCAACTAAAAGGTATTTTCCTTGATGATTATAAGGTTTCCAAATGTGATAGTTTCTATCAATCCAAGATTTATGCTTTGGTTCGCTTGTGTTCTGTCTTAACTGGTCAAGAACTTCTGGATCTATTACGGTTTCACCGCTTGCGTTAAAGTTACACAAATATTCCTGTGCAATTTCTCGCTTAGACATATTTTTGGTTTCGTTATCAAACCAATCCTGATCGTGGTCTGGGTGTACATTCCAAGATAGATTGGTTGGTACAAACAAGTTCTGGCCGTTCTCTGAGTCTTCATATGTTTTGTGAAACCAGTTGCCAATACCATTTGGCGAAGAAAGCGCTATACAACGACCGCCCGTAGATATCGTAGGATATAGACCGGTCCATATGCTTTCCATGTTATCAATGTGTGCTGCTTCGTCTACGACAAGAAGTGAAACAGCCTCTGAACGACCGGCATCTTCTGAAGTAGGAATTGCTTTAATTTGTGAACCATTTGTCAACTCGAATGAATGTTTGTTGTCAATACTGACAGTAGCAATTTTAAGCCAATCAGGTACGTTTTTAATAAGAAATTTTACCTTTTTAACCATGTTACTTGCTGTGCTGTATTTAGTAGCCATTACAAGCACGTTTTTTTCACGATAAAATAACAATAGCCAAGAAATATAGACCGCACAAATGGTAGAAATACCAAGTTGGCGGGCTTTTACTATTACATTGAAACGGTGATCGCGGAACTTAATTCGTATGTCTTAAAAGGGATGGCACCTTTTTCGGGGTGCGTAATTCTTGCGTAGTTCTTTAAAAAGTAAGCAGGATTTCTGCCACACTTAATTATTTCTTGCTTTATCTCCTCTACGGATAACTCTTCTGACATATTCCACTCTTTTATTCACCTTTTGGACGAGTAATGTTTGAAGGCTTTACTTTTTTAACCATTTTCTCTTGCTTACCAAAATATTCTTTCATCTTTTCTAAATTACCAGCAGCAATTGAAGATTTGTCAGCACCAACGCTTGAAACTTCTTTTAGATTAAGTATTTCATAAGGCATCATTGCTTTTACAAGTGCCTTAACGCGGTTAGAGCTTTCAACTAATACTTTGATTTCACCAGCCTCTTTTAGTCTTAAATTTTGACCAGTAACTTTATTGAATTCTTTTACGATAAACTTTCTTACTTCTTCGATACGGCGCTCCATTTCTTTTTCAAAACGCTTTTCGTGAAGATTGCTTAGCGGTTCAAAACTGTTATATTTTAAAATCAGTAGATTTCCGTGCATTGCGACACCAAAACCGTCCATGATTTTTTGATCTTGTATTGGTTGCTCTTCGCGCTTTAAACCAATCTCGACTGCTTTGCCAGTTTCGTCAATAGCGCCATGGTGTTTGTTGTGGATTGCTTGCGAAATTCCCTTGACAACTTCATATATGCTAAGTGCCATTTTATTTCCTCTTGTTATTTATTGATCTAAATTTATCGCCGTCAACTTTAAATAGTAATTTATGTTTTGTTTCTTTGTTTTTGTTTACATGCTTATTAAATAAACCTTCATAAACTAATTGTTTATTATTTTTTAAAACTTCGTTTAATGCTTCTTGCGCTTCTTTTTCGCCTAACATCCCAGTTTTTTGTAGTCCACTTGTAATAAATTCTGTAACTTTTTGTAAAATATTACGACTAACCGATTGTTCTACTTGCCTACCAACTTCTTCTGCTGCTTGCTGTATAGAAACCGATACTTGTTTAGGCGCCAACCCTGAACCGATGTAGCGACCAGTTTTTGGATCTATTTCGTCTGCATTTATGTGTGTTTTAATTTTTTCTATAGCCGATTGTGCTAAACGATTTTCAGTTGGACCCATATTTTCTTTTGCTGCTTCATCATAAAAATACTGGAACGGTAATTCTTTTATATATTCATCAGAAATTTCTTCTTCAGATGCGTTTGCTTGTTGAGGTGTTTCTGGAGATGGCTGAATTGGCTCTGACTCGCTTTTTTCTTTTGATTGAGCAGGAGCCTCAGTCTGTTCAGGTGCTTTTGTCTGTGTTTCTACCCCGCCTAACTTTTGAAACATACTGGTAAGCGCACTTTGGAAATTATTTGTACCGTATAATTTTTTTAAATTACTGAATAATTCATTGTTTATAATTTGTTTAACCATACCTTTTATAACACTTTCTTTATCTATTACAGCTTCTTCTAATGTAAAGAAAGCGTATGGCTTCAGCAATTTATTGATAAAATTGACTTGTGAGGCGCTAAATTTAATATCTGGGAATGTATCTTTTAAGTGTTTTCTAATTGGTGAAACAAACTTAGGTTCAACAAGTTTATTTACTTCTGGTTCTTTTTTAGTGGAGCTCTTTTTTTCTGTAGATTTTTGATTAGCTTTTAAATCCTTCACAGGCTTATCAACTATTCTATCTACTAAACTTTTTAGGTCGCCTATTTTACCAGCAGTAGCATTATAGATGCCAATTAATTTTTTATATTTATTTGTTGCTTCGTCTTGTATTTCTGACCATTTTTTATTTGGATTTATTTCTTTTACGCGCTTAATGATAGCAGCAGCATAAATATCTTTTTGTTGCTGTATAGAAATGTCAGAAAATTTAGCAGGATTTTCCGTACCGGTAGCGGAGCCATTTGTAGTTGTGCCACTTTCGGCTTCTATAATGATTAATCTTGTTGCCATTTGTCTTCTCTACCCTCTATCTTGGCAATATAACACGTATGGCAGACTTTATATTTTGTCAGATATACGTCATCATCCCTGTTAAAAGAATAATGCTGGCAACTAATACATTGCCTGTTAATATTATTATTAATTAGTTTCTTTGATATTAAAACCCCGCCTAAATCTACTGGTTCATTGTTTTTCTGAGACGAAAACTCTTTTTTGTACGCTTCTTTAGTTTGTTCTAAATAAGATTGTTCTTTTTCTGGATTCCAGCCACTTTTTGGATTTATTGTGGCTATTTCACCATACTTCTCTGTAATTGCTTTTTCTAACGCTGCGATATAATTTAAATCTTTTTTCATTTAGCAACCTGAACAGCAGCATAAAATATTACTACTGAGGCAACAAATCCAGCAACAAAACCGCCAGCAAGTATAAAGTCATTCCATTTACGTTCTTCGTTTAGTAAATCTATTCTGTCTTGTTTTATTTTAAGTAAATTTTCATACATTTCTTTATTTATTTGTATTTCTATATCTTTTTTCTTAGTTACTGTTTCTAATTCTAAATTTATTTTCTTTATTTCTGTATCTTTATCTAATGTTAGTTTTGCTAATTTAGCATCTTGCTTGGCAATTACTTTAGAAATAACTGTATAATTAAAAAATAGACCATCTTCAGGCACAAGATCGCCTTGCTTTAAATCAATAAAGCCTTCAAGTTCGTTCTTATTTTCCTGTGCATAGGCAATAGGACACCAGCCCACTAATAAAGATAGTAGGAGTGACCAAGCCACTAATTTTTTAATAATCATTTTTTCTTTGGCCTACCTCTCTTTTTTTCCGGTACGCCTAATTTTGCGGCTACTTCTTTCTTGAATTTTTCTTTGTTTTCTTTTGCCAGCGTTTCTAACTTTTGCGCTTGTTTTGTTTCTTTTTGTTTTATTTCCGCTTCGGCTTGCTTCTTTTCTTTTTCTATCTCTTTTTCTTTTACTTTCTTTTCCTCTTCTACCTTTGCTTTTTGTTCTACTATTTTTTTTTCTGTTTCTACCTTAATTTCGCTTTCTGAGGCAGTTTCATTACTTTTGTTTATTTCCTCACTTATATGTTTCTTCCAAGCAACGATTGCAATAATAACGCCTGCAATTACAAGCCAAACCCACTTCTTAACTGATAGAGCCCAATCTTTTAATTTTAATAAAGTGCCTTTAACTTTTTCCATATTATTTTCCTGCCCCTTTCCATTTAATTGCGATATCAGCAAAACCTTCCACCCCGACATATCCTAAAGAAATAGCAGTCCATTCGTCGGGCGTAATCTTACCAAGACCCAGAAAGGCACTTGCTACAATCCATACCAAGAGTTTTCTGGAAATGGCTTTTGCTGTTACAATATCAAGAAATCCTCTATCGTTATTATTTTCTTTCATTTCTTTTCTCACTTCCTTTTTCATATCGTCGATTATTCCCATTTCCATAATTCCTCCTAAAATTCTACTTCTTTATCTGGTTTTGGATATGCCTTTTTCGATTCTTCCATTTTTTGTTTAATGTTTTCAATAATTTTATTTCTTTCTTCTGGGTTCATCATCATAAATTGGCCTAAGTTGCTTTTAAATATTTTATCTTTCGAAGCCATATATAAGAAAGATCTTTCAATATCTTCGTGAAATAGATCAAATTCATTTTCTAATTCTTCTTTAATTAATTGTTTTAATTTATCTTTTGTTAGTTGCATTTTAATTCCTCTATTGATTTACAAAAGCAAAACCGTCTTGTCTATCAATATTAATTTGCATATCAACTGTGTCTTTGAGTGCATCAAGATGCGAAACAAGAAGCACAGTCTTAAAGTACCCCTTAATTAGTTCCAGAATACGAATAAAACCAGCCAGATTGTCGTTATCAAGTGCTGTACCGGGTTCGTCAAGGATAAAAATATCGCTTTTAGGTAGGCTGGTAACATTTAAGAATGCCAATCTAATAGCAACAGAAGCAAGAGACTTTTCTGCTCCGCTGCCCATCTCTAAAGGTCTGGCTTCGTATTTTGGATGCTTTATCATAATATCTAATTTATCGTCGTCGTTTAATAAAAACACATTAAAATCTACAATGTTTGCTAATATTTTATTAATTTCTGCATTGATTACGGGTAATTTATTTTTGATTACTTGATAACTTATACCGTTGGGATGCATTGACTTCAAGTATAGATCATAAGCCCCAAACTCTTTACGTCTTTCTGCTAACTCTTGCATTTCTTCTTCTTGAGTTTCTAATTTAGAAATAAGGTATCCGTTTTCTTTGTATAAAGTAGTAATACCTTGCTGGATTTTATTGGCTTCCATTTCTAATTGGCTAATTTTTGCTTTACAAGCCTTTTCACTATCTTGTAATAGGTTTAGATTACTAATAATATCCTTTTGCAGATCTAATTGTTGGAGTTTTGTATTACAGTCAAGAATGTTTGCTTCTATTGTTGATAATTTATTTATTTGTTTTTCTTTATCTAAGATTAGATCTTTTTGCTCTAATTCAAGTTTTGTCTTGAGAGCAAGCGCAGAGTTATACTTTTGAATTTGTTTATTGATACCTTCGCTGTTTAGTGTCTGCAATTGTGTCTTCTTGCTGCCAATATTCTCGTTAATGGATTGTAAGTTGGTTTCAACTTGTGGTTTTTCTTCCTGCGCAGAGTGCGCATCCTTGATAAATTTACAAGACTTGAATTGCGTGCCGCAAGGAACTTCGCCAAGAAGAGTTACACGCTTTCGCAAATCCTTATCGGTTTGCGATAACATCTTGTATTCTGTTTCAAGTTCTTGAAGTTCTTTCGTAATAGCGTCAATCGCTGCTTTTTCTTTCAGTAACGACTCAATGTCTATTGATAAATCGCTTTCAAATGTTGCTTTTGCAGAGTTGACTTCTGTTAGTCTATTTTCAATAACAGATAATTTTTCTTTGACGACTTTCAAAGTAATTTCATGCACTCTCTTTGCTTCGATTAAACCAACAGGTGATCCAACCTCAACCTTTATGCTTTTGATAGATGTTACAAGATCTAAAAGTTCTTCGCGCTTCTTTGATAAGGCGAGTTGCACAACTTCGAGTAAATCTTTCTGCTCGTTTGTATCGCTTTCATTTTTCTTTATTTCTTGCTTTGTTTTTTCTATCTCTGCTGAGTAATCGGTGCCTTCTAACTTCTTAAGTACGGCCTTGATGTCTGCGGCTTCGCTCTTAGCAAGTTTAAACTTTGCTTCGAACATGTCCAAGTCCAAGAACTTAGCAAGGATTGCTTTGCGTTGCGTGGACCCTTCGTTAATAAAAGCAAGAGAGTTTAGTTGGCTGGACATTGATGTAAGCAAGAAATCATCAATTGTTCCAACAAATCTACGAATGTTTTTATCTGTATCGCTGCGATCTAAACCGTTTAGCGCCTCTTCGTCATCTGCGGAGAAAGTAACATCTGTCTTGGCTTCTACGCTTTCCACGCCTTTGCTTTTCTTTAGGTACTTCTCGCTGGTACGGTCGATTACGTATTCGTTACCGTCAATCTCAAACACTACTTTTCCATGACCTTTTTCGCGGTTTTGATTAATAATGTTTAAGTTTTTACGGTTATTCTTGGAAGTAGTATTAAATACTGTATAAAGCAGCGAGTCGATTACGGAAGTTTTACCAATGTAGTTCTTGCCGAAGATACCAACAACGCCGTTTAATTTATCAAAATTTAACTTGTTACCTTCGCCATAATTAAAAAGATTATCCCACTCAAGAGACTTAATCTTCCAATTAATATTGCGCGCAATCTCTTCACCTTGCTCAACTTGTGAAGAAAAGCGCTTATTCATGTCGTAGATTTTTTCTAACGTTTCTCTGTCTGGATTATAATCTTTTAGATAAGTTGAGATAAGATCTTCTTGGACAGACAAGTCGCGAAGATTAAGCGCCTTTGATAGACTGGATACTTCTTGTAGGTTTTCTTTACTGTTGTCACTCTTGTTTACGTAAGTAACGCTTTCCGGCTTGAAGCGTGTTTTTGCTGCATCAATAGCATTTTTAACTTTATCAACCGCAAGATTGCTACGCGAAATAAGACGGATACGCGAGCCTTTTGGTAGCACTACGCCGTCGCCAATCTCGCCCTCTGTCCCAAGTTCAATGGTAACAAAAGGCTTAGGATTACCAATGCGGATGTGGCGCACGTCAAAAGTATCCTTATCTTTTATGTCCCAGATAAGAAAACCCTTGTCGTTTGTCTCACCGAAGTTTTGCTGGATTGTTGATCCTGCGTAACGCATGCGACCATCGGGATCTACAATTTGGTTGCTAAGATGTATGTCACCAAGTAGTGCGTAATCATGACCTTCGAAAATGTCGATACAGTCATCGCCGTGTTCAATAATGTAGCCCGTATCGGTAACTACACCATTGATGGAACCGTGGTATAGAGCAACGATTGGTCTGTTGTCATCTTTTGGTGGTTCCTTAAAAGAAACCCAATTTTCTCTATCAAAAATAGAGAGAACATTAAAAATAATGTCTTTAAGATAAAGAGCACCCGAGTTTTTTAAATAAACAATTCGCTCATCTTCTATTGCACCAACAATTGGGCTAATAGAATCTAATCTTTTATTGTTTCTTAAGTTTGTGTCATGGTTGCCAGCAATAATGTAAACTGGAGAAATTTCTGCTAATGATTTTAAAAATTCTGTTGCGAGCGTAACGCTTTCTGGGGTTAATTGCAACTTTGTATGAAATAAATCCCCAGTGTGTACAATGTAGTCTGGATTTTCTTTTTTGATAGTTTCGTAGATTTTACTGAAGACTTCTCTATAATCATCGTGTCTTTTTAATGTCGGAATGTGCGTATCACTCAGATGTATCAATTTTGGCATTCTCTCTCCAAGTCTCGTTTTTTATTACATGTGACACAGTGCTTAAACCAACATTATACTCTTCTGCAAGCATAAGTAAAGTATATTTATTTTTTTGATATTTTTCTCTTATTTCTCTAACAAGTTGCCAATTTAATTTGGCTCTTCCGTTTCTTTCACCATTAAAATCTGCATGGTTATCGCTTATTTTTTTTCTTGATTCTGGCGAATGTGTTTTATTAAACATTCCATGTTTCTCTTTCTTAAGCGCAACCCCGGTCATTGGATCTTTGTGCGCTGTTTTGCAAATATTGTATCCGTATTGCTTTTCATACGATTTATAAAAATTTAAATAATAGTTTTCTCTTTCTATTATTATTTCTTTATTTTCTATTGTCTCTAATACTTCAAAAGAAAAATTTTTTTCTCCGTATTTATTCCAAGAATTTTGTAATCTCGGAGAATGATGTTTATTATTTCTTAATAAAACTTTATGTATAGACCATCTTTTAATAAAGTTTCTTGTCGTACTACCAACATAAATTTTATTGTTGATTATATTTTTTATTACATAAATGCCAAAAGTTTTATTTAACATGTAAATCCCTCTAAGTAAATAGATTGATTTACAATTTTACCATCGTGACTTGATTTTTTTAACAAAATAAAATGGCCCTGCTACTAACAGGGCCAAGTATACTACAGCATATATAGAGTTTCAACTAAACTTTTTATGTTTTTGGAGAGGACAACGTAAGTTTTATTTTTTCTAATTCGTCAATAACATTTTTTGCATTCACTTGCACCTGTTGCATATCCCGTATAGCGGCTCTGATATCGTCCTCGGACATTTGTCCTGTAATTTCAATAGGCTTAGAGGACTCAATCCTATCAACAAGTATAGATAATTCTTTATTAAAGAATGCTGCTATGTCTTCTAAACTTTTATTAGACATTTCCGATGTCATGGCTGGCTGTATTTCTGATTCACGACCAGAAGTTACGTCGCTGGTAGCAGTGCCAGTGTGTTCGCCGCCATGCATTTCCTCAAGTGATTCTACAATAAGCGCTTTTAGTGTTTTTTTATCAAGTTTCATGTTAGATACTCATTATTTTTTGTAAAAGTAGACTGTCCGTGTTTTTAATTAGTTTTGCAGAACCTTTTCGTCGTAAAAATTCCTCTTTTGTCATTTCGCCAACGTCTTTATAAGGTTTAATTTCTATCTTGTAGATCTCTATTCCATAACGCAGCAGCGCTTCTATAAGGTGCTCAATCTTCTTTTCTGCATCTGGATCTAATGCAAGATAAATAGCGCTATCGTTTTTAACTATTTGCGCAAATAACTTGCTGTCTTCACGCAGCGTAGAACCTAAAATTGGTATACTGTTAGGAATTTTTAGCGCATCGAATACACCTTCACACAGCACAACATCTTCATCCCAATCGATCATTAATTCGTTAAAGATAATGTCCCGACTTTCGGGCGGGTTCATATACTTTTTCCAATGTTTTGTGTATGTGCGGCCAACAAAATAGTTGCATTTACCGTCTAAATTAATACTTAATTTACGTTTGTGATGATTGCAATATGGACAACGAAACAAGAATTCGTTGCCTGAAACAGTATAGTTTCCAAATATTTCTACTAAAATTTTAAGTTTTTTGTCTTTAA